GGTTTTTTTTCGCTTCGTTCTATTTTGTGTTTAATTTCTTTGTCAAGCAAAGTTTTTCGTATTTTTTCTTTTGTTTTTTCAAGTCTTTTAATTCCTTTTTTAGCGTTAGAACTGTTTATGGAACGAGAAATAGAATGACCACGATGAAGACCTAAGTTAGCATTCCTAGCAATCGTTTTATATTTTTCTTTCTCTTCAATGGACAAAGAATTATACCATTTTTTATATTTTTCCTTGCTAATTGAAATAAATTCATTTTTTTCTTTATCAGACATATCATTCCAATATTTAAGGCTTTTTTCTCTGTGCCTAATTTTGTCAACTTCAGACAACTGATTCCATTTCTTTAATGACTTTTTTCGCATTTCTTCTATCACTTCTTGAGAAAAATCACAATCACCTCCGTTAGTTATATTATATCCATTATTAATAGTATCGTATAATTCAATATAATATCTCTCCCAGTAATTAAGACGTTCTCTCAATTTATCTTCTTTTCCATTTTTACACCATAAACGTTTAAGAACTTTTTTAGACCAAGTTCCTTCAGATAAACCATATTTCTTTCTAGCATTATTTATCTTCTCTCCTGCATAAAATTTAGATTCGTTTAAAAAATCTTGTTCTCTTCGTTTTTCATTAACAGTTTGACCAATATAACTTTTACCATTTATATTACAAGTCCATTTGTATATTATACCTTTCATAATTTATAATGATACCTTTATTATAAATAAATAATATCAGGTTACATAATTTCAATATTTATAGGAAAAATTTTTCCTGGAATTTTTTTTCTAAGGTACTATTTAACAAAAAAATATGGGGGGGGCACTTTGTAAAATAATAAAAAATTTTTCCTGGAATTCAGGGAGACATCTGTTGGGCGTTTATAAGTGTTAAAAATAGGGGGAGGGGGTGCAGGTTACGAGAGTGGGGATGGTGGTCCCCCATCATCCCCCACAATGTTCCACGTGGAACAAGTTGTTTAGGCAAACTGCCGCATCTTTTCGAGGGCAGAGATTTTGAGTTGCCTAATTCGTTCCTCTGTGCAGTGATACTGCAAAGAAAGTTCGTACTGGGTGTGCTCTCTCGTGCCAATGCCAAACAGCTTGCAAATGATTTGCTTTTCCCTCTCGTCTAAGCCATTCATTAGGGTAGTAATGGTGTGACGTGCAGCCTCAACATCTGTGTGGCTATCTGTGCGGCTGTCGGCTGCAAAAGTGTCTAACATACACTTTTCGTTACCTTCATCATCCCCACCAATAGGGGCGTCCATACTGACTGCGAGATAGCTTGAACCGATAGCGTATTTGGGCATACGGACCACGCGCCCTTTGTTGGTGAGGGCCTCTGTAATGGCCTTGCGAATCCACCCCAAAGCACAAGTTGTAAACATTGTGCCGCGTGAAGCGTCATAGCGGTTTACGGCCTCACAAAGGCCGATATTACCCTCTTGGATTAGGTCTTCTAACGTCAGCCCTTGGCCTTGGTAGCCCTTGGCAATAGAGATAACCAACTTTAAGTTAGCGTTGATTACAGCCTCTTTGTGGCCGTTTGCGAGAGCGGCAACAACTTGGTCGTTATCCATCACCTTATAGCGGTTGCAGTCGCGCATATAGGCGGCAAGTTCTTCACTACGGAAAGTTGTTGTTTCGCTGAAAATAATAGTCTTTTTCATTGTCTTTTTGGTTTTGGTGAATACTATTGTTCTTAATTGCGGTGCAAAGGTAATACATTTTTTTGAACCTTGCAAACATTTTCTCACTTTTCGGCAAAAAATGCCATTCTCTTGATATAAATCAATTTTTTAACATTTCGACTACCTTTCTGTATTGTTTTGTTGTTGTTCTGTTATATTAGTACATTAATCTTTAGAATTGTTAAATAGACCATTTTAAGCGTTTTAAGCGTGTTTTAGGTAGTCGGATAATAAAGTATCTACAAGTATGGAGAAAAGCCGTTAAAACGGCTGCAAATGGCCTTAAACGGCTTTATCCGTATTTGTGTGGCTATATGTGTGCGTATATGCGCATGATTCTATCTTTTCTATTGATAGTCTATTGATATACTGCAAAGGTAGCAAATGTGTTGCGCAAAAAGCGGAAAATGTGCAGTTTTATGTTGATTTTGTAAAGAAAATGGAAAAAATAGGCCCCAAATTGCATTTTTTTGGAAAAATGCTTTGTCAATTTAAAAAAAGTTCGTAAATTTGCACCGTCTTTCAGAGGCAAGCGTTCTTTTAGCGAGTGAAACAACATTATTTATTAACTTTCAAATCCAACCGAATATGGAGAGGAATGAAATCATGGCTCTAATTGCCACCGAGTTCGTAAAGGGTGCAGCAAGCACCATAGTAGTTAATAAGTCAGCCGATAGCGCAATGAATAAGGGGCGTGGGGCGAACACCAACCCTTTCTTGGGTAGGGTAATGATAGTAAAAACCTATTGCGGTTACGTCATGGGTACGGACTATCAAAATAGCCTTGAGGCCACCGCAGAGCGCATGGGTAACGAGGATGCAGAGGCCCACCTCAAGAAGGTGTGGCACAAGCCTACTGCCCAATTTGGCGAATGGTTCAGCACCGACAAGGCCAGCGAGAGCAAGGTGTATCTGAAATTGCAGCGCAATGCCAAGCAAGTTGGCTGCAAGACCACTACCACCTACATCGTGGACGGCCACGAGGCCACCGCTGCCGAGGAAGCTGCCATTACCCTTTGGCTGAAGAAGAAGAGCAACACCCAAAGCAGCACCCAAGTGGAAATGGGTATCAACAAGGAGCATGAACAGACGTTCATCCTTCCGCAGCTTGATACCATCGTTTGTATCAAGCAAGGTGCGCGAGAGGTCTATCCTCAGAGGGAGTTGGCCGAGGCCGAGGCTATGGCTTATGCGGTAGCAGCAGTCTAAAGAAAGGGGGAGCAATCCCCCTTTCGCTGTTTATGTGGGTAGGTGTACTTTTTTAAGTCTTAATATGAAAAAAACATGACAAAATGTTTTGACAATTCAAAATAATGTCGTATATTTGCAACGTCAAACTAAAACAGCAGCAACATGACAGACAAAGAGTTTAAGGCGTTTATGGCAACGCTCGTGCCGATGAAGTCACATGGTGACAAAAAGGCCATCAATGCCAATTACAAGCGAATCCTCGCAAGAGGGTTTAAGTGCAGCCGAAAGGAGAAGTGCTATGTCCATCCAAGTGGAAGGAAAATCGCATGGAAATACACCAACGGCCAATACGGAGAAATGATTTGGGTTGAAATAAAGTGAATAGTGTGAATTGGTTGGGTTGGGGCTTCTGCCCCACCCCACCTTAAAAAAAAAAACAACCCATCTAACATAGCAATATCATGGCAAAGAGAATAATTTTCAAGTATCAAGTTAAGAGTGTTCGGCACATGTTTGAACTGAATAGTGTTGAACGTTACGAAGTTCGTGAGTTAACTCATGAGTGTGACCCCAACAAGTCAGACAGAGAGAATCTTGATGATGCTTTTGTAAAGGCTTGTGACCTTGGCGCAGACCCCAACAAACAAGTAAGATGGAGGTTTATTGAAGAATAACCCATAGATGTACTTATTTAAGTCCATAGTTATATCGCGGTGGTGGTAGCAATGGTAGCTCGTCAGCCCCATAAGCTGAAGACGTGGTTCGAATCCAACGTCCGCAACACATGTTAATACTATTTTCTGTCATGCAATGCTAATTCAGTGGCTTACGTTGTGAAACGTAAGCCATTTTTATTACGCCCTATGATGTACTTAATCAAGTACAGATATATAGTTTATTATAGTCTGATAATAAATGCTCTCAGAACGTCTTAAAATAAGAATGGGAGACATCTGTGTGATGCCTCCCACCCCTATGATGTACTTATTTAAGTCCAAATTAGTTTCTGTGTGAACATGCTTCCATCTGTTTCCTCACAGCCTCTTTCCACTCAAGGTACTCTTTACGGCATTGTGCTGCCAACCTATCACGATTCTCCTTCGTATCAGCGTAGAAGCCATCAAGGTCTTTCATGCGTAGGCGAATCTTAATTCCTTCGCTTTCGATAATAACCTTATCCTCTGCCTCATTGACAGAAAGGATAACACTCTTTGTCACTACATGATGGCACTGCATATTCAGTCCAATTGACACGGCCTTGCAAGGTAAGGCACACTTAACTCCGTTGATGATTGCTGTTTCCATATTGTTTGCAGTTTAATTGTTTAAGTTTCACGCTGCAAATATACGACAAAAAATTGGAATAACCAAATGATTACTCCAATTATTTTCAATTTATTTTAATTTTACATTGGCTCATATTCAATTCTTTCGCCCATTTCTTTTGCGATGCGTTTATACTCTTTCACGCCATCCCAAGGAACATTGGACGTATCCTTGTAGTTATAGCCGCCACTTGTAAACCATCTGACGTAGTATAGTTTCTTTTCTTTTGCCATAGCTTTAGTCCTCTTCAAATGTTATTTCCTTGATGCTCACACTGAGGTTCTTGCTGTCATAATAGCCATTGTCAAGTGCCTCTTCAATCTCTTCCTCGTCTGTCACATCGAACTTTTCTTTCAGAATCTTTGTGAAGTACGCTTCTGCTTTCTCCGTCTTGTTGAAAGCCTTTTCCTCTGAGGTGTTGAGGTTTTCTGCCTCTATGACCTCTACTAAGATAATTTCTCTGTTCATAACTTGTTTGCCGTATAGAAGTGGTAGGGCTATTTCAGCCCCACCATTGTTTTCAGTTCTTTCTTGATGGCCTTTGCGGTATCGCCACGCCAAGTGGATGCGTTTGCCAAGAAGTAGAGGACAATGCTCTTTGCCGAATCCCATCCGTAGTTGTCCTCAATGGAATCGAGCGTAGCCATTGCGTCAAGGTAAGGCTTTGCACCGAAGTAGGGGTTCTTCCAATCGTTGCGGATGTCGCGTGCAATCGCGTGGAGAGGTCTGTTCTGAACGTTCTTTGTTGTCTTTGCCATAATTGTAATGAATTTAAATGTTTAACTGAATTGTGTTGCAAATATACGACATTTATTTGGACTGGCAAAGTCAATTCATACTTTTAACACTTTTTTAACACTTCTCTATAACAGCTTGCAATAGTTGTGTTTCTTCCATATCCACAAAGATTAGTTCTTTCCTTGCCCTTGTGATGGCCACATATTTCAAGTTGATTTCTTGTGTCAACTGCCAAGGCTGTTGCTGCCGCCATGTGAGAGGCAGTTTATTGGGTAACAGAATAAGCACTCTATTTGCTTCAAGTCCTTTGCTCTTATGTGCCGTTGAGAGCATAATAGCGTTTTCTATCTTATCATCTGTAAACAGCTTGTCAATGTAGTTTTTAAGCTGTCTTGTGTTCTCAATGCTGTATAGGCAAATGTTCTCAATGCATTTGCATCTGTCCTCTAAATTGAGATACTTCTGTGCTTGTTTGGCCTCTGCCTCTGTGCATTTCCTATCGCTTTTAATGGCAGCTAACATCTTTTGCTTTTCATTTTCGAGATAGGCCAACACGTTTTCAATGCTATCTGTATTAGCGTTATCAATAAGCATCTTGAGGCTCAAAGCTATATCCTTGCCCTTGACAACTGCTGTGATACCATTCTGTATTAACTTCATGCAAAGTCCTACAAGTGGCGCAGACGTTCTACAAAGCACCATGTCGTTGCTCTTAAACAAGCTTGTGGTGAGTTTATTAACGTGGCCTATTTCTCCGTCTATTGCTCCTTTGTGAGCTTGAATTTGCGGTACGATTTCTTGTGCCAACTTCACCATGTTTGTGCCACATCTGTAATTAACTGACAATGGCAATTCAATAGTATTTGGTAGTGATGCAATTTTGTCGAAAGAGGCGCAATCAGCACCAGCGAAACCATTTATGGCTTGATTTCTGTCACCAACTGCAATAAATCTGCCACCCTTTGCAGCACACAACATCAATTCCCTTTGTGCCATGTTCAAGTCTTGGCACTCATCTATAAAGACATACTTGAACGTTGGAATATGCTCCTTATGAAACAATGGCAACACAATCATATCCACAAAGTCTATTGTGAGGTTGCGAGGCATTTCATAAGCGTTTTCAAGCAGTTCGTTGCACACATCTACTTCATCAAATAACAGAAGCAAATTATGTTCGTCACAAATGGCATTTAACTTGTCTTTTTCGCCATACTGAACAAAATTAACCCTTGCAAGGTTAAACAGCTTCTGAACGTTGCAACAGAAACCAAACACCTTTGCAGCTTGTGTCTGTGGAGTAATAATATGCGAAAGAGAATAAACATTCTC